CCTTCTGCAACTCCACAATAAGGAATTATCATGGAATTATTTAAACCTCGTGGCGCTGCGCTTCCACGCAGACCAACTGACAACAATCAGAAAAACGGTCAAGTTATCAACACTCCACGCTTTGCCGAGTTTGGTGGCTTAACTGGTCCTACCAAGGGCGGTTACAAGAATATGATGTCGATGTCCCATCCTGGTGACACAAAGAAAGTTATCTAATAAATAAGGGGATATGAAATGAGTTTAGAAGATCTTTCGTTTGAACAGCGTGATGAGTTGGCAATGTTGGCTAAGCAATTAGCTGACAACCCACAAACACGCAAAGAATTTTTACGCATGACTAAACAGGTCAAGCCTGAAATGTCCATTCCTGAACTTGAAATTGAGGATTACACCAATAAAAAGGTGACCGCTGCTGAAGAACGGGTAATGAAATTAGAGGCTCAATTGCGTGATAGAGATGCAAGAGAAGAACTTGAAAAACGCAGAGCAAAGTTAAATCGCTCTGAAAAAGAAATTGCTGAAATTGAAAAAGTGATGCTTGAAAAAGGCATGACCAATCATGAAACAGCAGCCGAGTACTTCGATTGGATGAATCAAGCAGCAGCTCCAACGCCTAATTCGGCAATGGGGTATAACCCAAGCGCACTAAATAAGTTTGACCTTTCTAAGTATTGGAAAAACCCACAGATGGGCGCAAGGGATGAAGCATCAAAAGCATTGCAAGAGTTGCGTAAAAACACTCGACCAATTGGTATTTAAACAGCAGTAAATGGGGATATTTACTTTTAACGGAGAATTATTATGCCTATAGGTGGCGGAATAGTCCCAGCATCAGGATCAAGCCAATACAATGAGCTTACTTATGTAACTCGTAGAGCGTTTATCCCCAAGCTGGTAGTACAACTTTATAACAGCACACCATTGATGGCTGCGTTGATTGCTAACAGTCAATCTGCTTCAGGCGGTGTATCCCAAGTAACCGTGCCAGTTCAAGGCGCTCAGTTCGTTAACGCACAGTGGTCTGACTACTCTGGTTCATTCAACCAGCCAGCAGTTCAGCAAGGTGCTTTTAATGCTGAGTTCAACTTGAAATTGATGATTGCCCCAGTACCGTTCCTCGGTATGGAAGGTGCAGTTCAGCAAGATTACGCAATCATTCCTCTCATTGAAGCTCGTATGAACGATGCAACCAATGTGATGATGGATGCGATGGCTACAGCACTCTACACAAACTACACCAACACTCAACAGTTCATTGGCTTGCCAGGCGCTATTGATGATGGTACAAATATGCAGACTTACGGTAACATCAACCGTTCTACCTATACATGGTGGCAGTCTAAGGTGTACAACGCTGGTTCTGTAAACCCAACTCGTCAAAATGTACTCCAATACATTTCTGGTACAGTTAAGAAAGGTGCTGAAGTACCTACTTTTGGTGTTTGCGGTTTCGGTACATGGACACTCTTGGCGCAAGACTATGTTGGTCAAGAACAGTATGTAATTACCCCAGGACACGGCTTTGATAGCGATTCCAACGGTCCTCAAGCAGCTTTCCGTGCTTTGATGGTTGCTGGTGTTCCAATCTATCCAGACCCATATTGCCCAGAAGGTACTTTGTACTTCATTAACAGCAACTACATGAGCCTTTATATCCACGATCAAGGTTCATTCGTATTTACTGGTTTTGAGTCCACACTTCCTAACTGGCAGATCGGTTATGTTGGCGCAGTTTTGATGATTGCCGAATTGGTAAGCACCAAGCCTAAGTCAATGACCCGTGTGCAGGGTTATAACTCTATTTCACTATAAGGAGCGTATAACATGGCACTCGCAAATAATAAAATCCTGATTTCAGGTACTTATGCAAATACACCAGGCGCATATTTTCAGTTAACCACTTTGTCTGTACCAACCGCAGGTGTTGTAATTCCTGCTGGTAACTACATTGTGTTTCCAACTGCCAATGTGAGCATTTCTGCTGTGTCTGCTTACAATGCAACCTCTAACGCTGCAACATGGACAACCGTGATTGCTACTGGTGTTGGTGGCTGGATTTCTTCAGACGGCGTGAATGTGGCTGCTAACGCATCTACTGCTGCTACCTTGACATTGGCTACCGTTGACGGTGGTTTACCTGTCACTGGTACTTACAACGCAAGCTAAGGAGCAAATAATGGCTAATCCAGATTCAGTCGCACAGTATTACCTCGATAGTTTCGGGAATGGTCGTATTGCTGTAAGTCAAGCCACTGCTCTTAATACAACAGGCAACGCAACAGTTACTAAAATTGTGTTGCCTATTTTGAGTGGTGGTTTAACTAACGCTAATGCAACAGTTGGTTCTGGTGGTGTTATTGTTCGTAGAATTACTGTAAACAACCCAATCGGGAATATCTCGAATGTGGTTATTTCTGTAACTACAAGCTCTGACGGCAACATTTCTAACGCTGTAGTAGCAAATACAACGCTAACCAATTTGACAGGCGCTGGTACTTACCAAGACTTGACTATTGCTAGCCCGTATAACAGCAGTTCTGCTATTACTGGTTTTACAACCCAAGCCTTGTATGTCAATGTGAACACTGGTAGCGGTAATGTCGCTAACACTGCCACTATTGCCGTATATGGCGATGTCGTAAGTTTCTAATATGTCCTCAATCTTTGTAACCAATAACTCTGACAAAAAGCTAAAAGATGGCTACGGTGGTGTCTTTTATGAATTTAAAAAAGGCGAAACTGTAGAGATTCCTATTGAAATAGCTCGTCATATTTTTGGTTACGGAGATGAGAACAAAGAACCGTATTTGGCAAGGCTCGGATGGATTATTACTGCTAATGACCTTGAAAAAGGTTTAGATATTCTTTCTCAGTGGGACTTTTCATCCGAATCTCCAAAAAAGAACCAATCTATATCCCCGTTGGTGGAAAGAGTACCCCTGCCGTCTGAAAGGAAGGCAAGGGGAAAAGTCCTACAGGCGGTAGCATGACTTATGAAAGGTAACCAGTGGCAACGCTCAATTCATACCTTACGCAAGTCCAAAGGTTGCTTCATGATGCCAACAATAACTTCTACTCCCCTTCACAGTTAACGGATTACATTAACGAAGCTCGTCAGAGAACAGTTCGTGATACTGGAGCGTTAAGAGAAGTCGTTGTTACGCAAACACCATGTATGGTTTCTCCTACAGCGACCATTGGCGGAGTTTCGCCACAATATCCATCAGCCTGGGCAGCAAATACTGCTTACACTGCTGGACAATTCATTTTTAGCAATATCTACATCTATCAAGTAACTCAATCTGGTACTACTAGCGGTACAGCGCCTCCGTACCCACAAGCTACTCAAAACAATTACAACAACTATCCACCAAGCGGTCAGTTCTTAAACGGCACTTGTGGATTAACTTATGTTGGTAATTGCGAAAATATTAGCTACCCAGCGTTGACTTATTTAATGGGAACATCACCTTTAACTCCATCTAACGGAAATACGGTGCTAGATATTGTCAACATCAATTTGTACTGGGGAAACTCCCGTGTACCGCTTGATTACTTAGCGTGGTCAGACTTTAATGCCCGTCTGCGCTTTTGGCAAAACTACATTGGCAGACCATTGGCATTTAGCATTTATGGTCAACAACAGATTTACATAGGACCAGTACCAGATCAAGTCTATCAATTAGAGATTGACTGCGTGGTATTGCCTAATGCGTTGAGCCTAAGCTCACCTAACACTACCGATGTCATCAACGATCCTTATACAGCGCCTGTACAGTTCTACGCAGCTTATTTGGCTAAGTATTACGAGCAGTCTTATGGGGAAGCCGAGATTTATAAACAAGAGTACAACAAGCACGCTCAGTCTGTACTCAACACAGTATTTACCCGCAGAGTACCTTCCGTATATAGCTCACCTTACTAATCATGGCATCCGCAGAACAGAAAAAGTCATACGATGTCATTAAAAACTTTAAGGGACTCAATACCCAGGCTAACCGCACTGCAATTGATTCTGAGGAGTTTTCTTGGCTAGAAAATGCTCAACCCATCGGGTTCGGCAACATGAAAATTATTTCTACCTATGCCAATGTCACAAATGCTAGTGGTAATACGGTAGTTCAAAGCTCAAATATTGTTTATTTTTCTGCTGTAAACCTTGGCACTAGCGACTATTTGACTTTCTTTTTGTCTGACGGATCAGCTACTTATTACAAAATTCAAGACAAAACTACTGGAAACATTGCTGCTCCTGGCACATTTAGCGCCAATGCCAGCATGAACATTACCCAGTGGTACAACACAGAATGTCTGATTCTTGACCCTAATAAGGGTTATTTCACTTGGGATGGCAACAATACGGTATCTGTAGGCTCTGTTGGAGTCATTGCTATTACCAACCCAGGTAGCGGATACACCACTGCTCCTACGGTAGTAATCTCAGGACCAGATCAAACAGGAGGCGTGCAAGCTAATGCAACTTCTTCTTTGGTCACTGGCGGTAATACTGTTGGTTCTATTGTTCTAGTTAACGGTGGATCAGGCTATACCAACTCTGCAAACCTGACTGTCACCCTATCAGGTGGCGGTGGTAACGGTGCTACAGCGATTGCTGGCATCTCTACTTTTGCTACAGGTACAGTACAAGTAGCGGTCATTGATGGTGGTTCAGGCTATTCAGGCAATACGACTGCCGTCACGATTACTGGCGGTGGAGGCACTGGAGCTTCTGGAACAGCGATCATATCAGGGAATACCATTACTCAAGTCATCATGACTAATCCTGGTACTGGCTACACCAACACTGCCAACATCACAGCAACTGTTACTGGAAACGCAGTTTTAAAAGCGATTATCAACAACAACTCTAATACGGGAATAGCGAGCTTTTCAGGTCGTGTTTGGATTGCTTCAGGGCGAACTGTCACCTACTCTGCTGCGGGTCAATATAGCGACTTTACAAGCGTTTCAGCGGGATCTTTCCAGATTACTGACTCAACATTGCACGGAAACATCCGT